TGGCAACACCAGACGCTGAGACTGAAACAGCAGCAGCACAAACACAGGAAAAGACGTTTACACAGTCCGATGTAGATCGGCTAATAGCAACTAGGCTTGAAAGAGCAGAGCGCAAATATCAGAGGGAAGTCGGTGACATCAATCTTGATGAAGCACGACAGATGCTCAAAGAGCGTGAGGATGCCAACCTTGAAACACAGAAGCAACGAGGAGAGTTCGAATCTATTCTTAAGGACACAGTAAACAAGAAAGATCAGGAAATCAGCGCGTACAAGTCAAAGCTTCAATCGACCTTAGTTGATGGCGCTTTATTATCAGCAGCCTCAACCAATAACGCTGTAAGCCCCGATCAAGTATCTACTCTGCTAAGACATCAAGTCCGTCTATCAGAGGACGGTACAGTGGAAGTGACAGATGCAAATAATGTTGCCAGATACAACGATAAAGGCAATTTGCTGACAGTCAACGAAGCGGTATCAGAATTCTTAACTGCTAACCCTCATTTTGTCCGAGCTACTCAAGGCGGTTCAGGAAGCATGGGCAAAGCTGGTGGCAATAACGACCTTGGGAAAACCCATAGTCGTGAAAACTTTGAAAAACTCAATCCCCAAAAGCGTGCGGAATTTATCCGCAGCGGTGGGACTCTCGAATAAAATTTAAGGAATATTATCATGGCTAACAACATCTCGGCATTAATGCCGGACATTTATGAAGCACTCGACATTGTATCTCGCGAACTAACAGGAATGATTCCATCGGTAACGATGAACGCATCAGCAGAACGTGCTGGAATGAATCAAGCAATTCGCGTTGACGTTGAGCCAGCCAATACGTTACAAAACATTGTTCCATCAATGACACCACCAACGGCAGCAGATCAGACTTCGGGGTTTGTTGATATCAAATTGACTAATCAAAAGTCATCTTCTTTTGCCTTTAACGGTGACGAGCTAAAGATTCTAAACACTGGAATTGGCTATCAGAACGTGCGTGCTATGAAAATTGCACAATCTATACGCGCTATCGTTAATCAAGTCGAAGTTGATCTATGTGGATTGCAGTCTACTTTCTCACGCGCTGCTGGTGTTGCTGGAACTACGCCTTTCGGAACAGTAAATGACTACACCGCTGGCTCTCAAGCTTTGCAAATACTGAAAGACAATGGCGCACCTTTGACCGACAACCAGCTTGTTATCAATACAACCGCTGGTGTTAATCTGTTAGGTAAGCAATCTGGCGTTGCTGATGCTGGTAGTGACTCCATCTTACGTCAAGGTGTATTGCTAGACATTAACGGTATGCCAATTCGTGAGTCTGCTCAGATTGTCAATCAGGCAGTTGGTGCGATTGCTGGTGCGGCTACAACTAACGCTGCTGGTTATGCGGTTGGTGCAACTGTACTAACTTTGGCTGCTGGTGGTACTGGAAACGCAGTTGCTGGCGATGTTTTGACCTTTGCTGGAGACACTAACCAGTATGTTGTCACTAGTGCAGTCTTTGCTGGTGCTAACCCTGCGGCTGGCGATACGATTACTCTTGCTGCTCCCGGACTGCGCGTTGCAATGTCTGCGGCTACTAAAGCAATCGCTAAGACTGCTGCTTCTAGTCGTAACATGGCGTTCAACCGTTCTGCAATTGTTCTAGCGGCTCGCGCTCCTGCTCGTCCACTTGAGGGCGATCAAGCTGAAGATGTATTGGTAATCACCGATCCAAACTCAGGTTTGAGCATGGAATTTTCCATGTATAAAGGTTACAAAATGAACCGATATGAGATTGGTCTTGCTTGGGGTGTTGCTAACATCAAGCCAGAGCATACTGCTCTCTTACTTGGTTAAATAAGACTAGCCTCATCCTCTCGGGGGTGGGGCTTTTTTATGGAGTTAATATGGCATTTTCAAACGATTCAGACTTATTAAACATATTGCCAGACATCCTTGGTTTTGGAATTGATTCCTTTTCTGGAGAACACGCAAAAGCCCAAGCCGATATAGAACGACATATCCGCGCTGTGTGGTGGGATCAACGTGGGTACAGTGGCGAGTTGAAGCCAGCTTTGCTTACAGATTCGCAATGGACTCGCGCCAATTCATATTTAGTTCTTTGGAAGTACGCACTGCCCCAGCTTACAAACTGGGTCGATGGTGATCGCTTTCAGGGAATGATTGATTTTTACAAGTCACGTTATAACGAAGAGCTTGAAGCTTGTTTCAAAGATGGGGTGTCTTACGACGCTAACGATGACGGAACAGTGGATGAAGCAGAAAGAACGCCCATCAACGATGGTCGCCTAGTCAGATGAGCCTAGCAGTAAAGGTCAATATTAAGCCTAAGAATTTCAAAGACATCCCTAAGAAGATGCGCAAGTCGGTACAGGCACAAGTAAAACGCGCCTTATCTAAAACCGCAGAGGTTGGGATTATTACGATCTTAGAGCGTACTGAAAAGGGCATGGGGTTCGAAGGTGGCAAGTTTGGAGAATACAGCAAGAAAGGCTCTAATGATGGTTACTTTGGCGTTAGGTCAAGAAGCGGAAAAGGGGTTCTTCCAAACCTTGATTTCACTGGTCAGATGTTAGGTGCAATTAGAGCAAAAGCTAACAACAAAAGGGCTGTGATTTCATTTACTAGAAACGTAGAGCAGAACAAGATTAAAGGCAATAACAGAACCAGACCGTTCTTTGGCTTTAGTCGTGCTGAAAATAAAGAACTAGGCGAGAAGTTCACGAGGTTTTTAGATGAGCGTTAGAGAATCAATTGCAGAGAATATCGTCACAACGCTTAAGGCTGTCCATTCGCCCTTGCGCTTGAGCTACGTTACCCGGCAGCCATTCGACTTTGAGCAACTATCAAATGCTCAGTACCCGGCTATTTTAGTAAGAACCGCTGATGATAGCCGTGAGGATTCAACAGTAGGTGGTTCACTAACTAAAAGAATGGCAACGATTAACTATGAACTTGTCTGCTTTGTAAAAGGCAAGCTAATCGATCAGGCAAGAAACAACATCATTGAGACTATTGAAGAGGGTCTTGATGTAGATAGAACAAGAGGTGGGTTTGCGCTTGATACGCAGATCACTCAAGTAGAGATTGATGAAGGACAAATAGACCCTATCGGTGGGGTCATTTTAACGGTTCGCGTTATGTACCAATACACACGCGGCACAACTTAGAAAAGAGGATAGTAAAATGGCTACAATATCGGGAACAAGTGGTTCAGTTTTTTTGCAATTGGTTGGAACAGCAGAGGCAATTGTGGGAGAGGTAAGGACGTTTAATTTTGATGAAACTATTGAGCCTATTGATAGCACAACAATGGGCGATACAGCTAAAAACTACACAGGTGGTTTGAAAGATGGAATCTTAAACATCGATTGTTTTTACGATCATCTTAATGCGCAGCAAGTCGTTATGGATGCTGGTGCGTTACTTGACATTGAAATCAATCCGGGCGGCACAGGGTCTGGTCAAAAGAAATACACAGGTGTTGGATTGGTAACAAGTCGCTCTGTAAGCAATTCGCCTGATGGCTTAGTTGAAGCAACTTTTGTTATGCAAATCTCTAATGGTTTAACAGAAGGCACTTATTAATGGGTCTTGCTAGAGATTTACGTTCAAGGCGTGTAATCCCACTGCGCGAAGTAGTGGTTGCAGCGTGGGCGAATGAGGAGGGTGTTCCGTTCACTTTGTATTGCACTGCAATTAGTTGCTATGACCTTGACCAACTACAAAAAAAACACCCTAAGTTTTTGGAAAACACCACTATTGGTGCAATGGTTGATCTTATCTTAATGAAAGCAACGGATGAGGGAGGCGAGAAACTGTTTAAACACGCTGAAGATCGCATTGATTTAATGGGCGAAGAGACAGCGGTTATTTCAGATATTGCTAACCAGATGTTTGTAGAGATTGAATCGGTTGAAAATCAAATAAAAAACTAAAACGCGATCATTCAAGAATGAGTTTATTAGCCTTGGCTGATCGCTTGCACATGTCTATTTCCGAAGCCCAACAAATGTCCGTTACTCACTTCAATGAGTGGATGGCTTACTTTCAAATAAAGAGCGAACAAGATGGCTGAGAACACCAAGATCATAATCAGTATGCTTGACCATACTAAAAAAGGGGTAATGAGTGTTGGGCGTGGTTTAGGTAGTATTACTAAATCAATCTTTAGCTTGCGAACTGCTTTAATTGGTGTCGCTGGTGCTACTGGGTTTGGACTATTGGTTAAGTCGTCTTTGACCTCTATTGATACTCTAGCCAAAACAGCCTCTAAAATTGGTACAACAACTGAAGCCCTTGGTAAGTTGCGTTTTGCAGCAGAGCTTTCTGGTGTAGCTACCACTACAGTTGATATGGCAATGCAGCGGTTTACTCGACGGCTTGCTGAAGCGGCTAAAGGAACTGGTGAGGCAAAAGGCGCATTAAAAGAATTAAACATTGACGCAAGAGCCTTGTTGAAGCTGTCTCTTGATGAACAAGTTTTAGCTCTTTCAGATGCGTTTGGTAAACAAAAGAACGCTGCTGATAAAGTACGTTTAGCAATGAAGCTCTTTGACTCTGAGGGTGTGGCGCTAGTAAACACTCTCGGCTTGGGAACTGAAGCTCTTAAGGAGATGTTTGGAGAGGCTGAGTCTCTTGGTTTTATTATGTCCTCAGAAGCAGCAAAGGGCGTAGAAGAAACAAACGATTCAATCAAAACACTAAGTCGAGTAATTAAAGGAATCAAAGATCAATTTACGGCTGCACTTGCTCCTGCAATTAAACTGGCTGTTAAAAACCTACAAGAATTAATATTAGAAGCAAAAGGTGCTGATGGTACTTTTAAAACATTCGGTAAAAGTCTGGCTATTTCTTTTTTAAATGCCGCAAAAGCATCCATTATGGGACTTGATAAAATACTAGAAGCGACCGCCTCTTTCGTCACAGAGGCTGATACGCTGTTAAATGGACATAATATTAGAGCGTCAAGGTCGCAAATTGAGCATCTATCAAACAAGCTTAAAGGATTGCAAGAAAATCTAGCTGAAGCTAAAGGTGGAAGAAATGTATTAACCACCATAAGCGAGCTAACAGGCGGTTTAGTAACTTTTAATTCTGCAAACCACACCTTTGTCACTGGTTATCAAGAAGATATTAATAACGTTAAGCAAGCCCTTGCAGCAGCAAAGGAAGAATTGGTTGGCTATCAAAAAGCGGATGATCCTAAAACGCCTAGTTTTTTGCGGAATTTAATAAGCGCAGAAAATATAAGTGCGTTTGATGATTTGATTGCTGCCATTGACGCAACAGGAACAGCAACCCAAAAGGTAATTACACCCGACAAGGTAGAAAGTTTAAGTGTGTACGGCAGAGCAGTTGTTGCCTTAAAACAGACGTTTGAGGATTTTAAGAAAAACCTGCCAAGTTTGGAGGAAGGTGTAACAAGCTTTACAAACAATGCTATGGGTGCATTTACCAAAGGATTTACCGATGCTATTACCGGGGCTGAGAAGTTCTCTGATGCAATGAAAACAATGGCTAAGTCTGTCATTGATAGCCTCATTGAAATGCTCGTTCAGTATTACATAACGCAAGCTGTATTTAGCGCCATTACAAACTCTTTTCCTGCTGGTGGTGGTGGCGGTGGCGGTGGTGGTGGTGGTGGTGGTGGCGGTGGTGGTAGTAGCTACAGCGGAGGCTTTGAAGGTGGCGGTTATACCGGAATGGGTTCGCGATCTGGGGGGCTTGACGGTAAAGGGGGCTTCGGGGCCATATTGCACCCTAATGAAACGGTCACGGATCACACAAAAGGCGGCAGCATTGGCGGTGTTGTTATCAACCAGACTATCAATGTCACAACCGGAATACAGTCAACGGTGAGGGCTGAAATAGCTTCTCTAATGCCTCAGATTGCACAGGCTGCGAAAGGTGCAGTGGTAGATGCAAGGTCGCGTGGCGGTAACTTTAGCAAAGCAATGGGAGCATAAGATGCCTTTAGCCTTTCCAAATGTCGGCATTGCAAGTATGTCAATGCGATTAAAGAGAACTGTCGCTGTTGCTGAATCTCCTTTTACCTTAGACACCCAAGTTTATAATCATCAGGGCGCTAGATGGGAAGCAGAGGTTAGTTTGCCGCCCTTAAAAGGCGCTGATGCATCTGCAATGGAAGCTTTTATCGTGGGCTTAAAAGGGCGTTCTGGTACGTTTACGTTTGGCAATCCTTTGCATACCAGTACGGCTACAGCTACCACATCAGGAACTACTGCAATAAGAGCAGAAGCATTGACCACAACATCAAGCGGTTCGGCTGTTACAGCAGGAACTTATTTCCAAGTTGGTGATTACCTTTATATTGTCACAGCAAACAAGTCATCTGGTGCTGGTACGTTAAGCTTTCAGCCGCCATTAAGAGCAGCCGTCGCCAGTGGTCAAGCACTCGATTTTACGCTCCCTAAAAGTTTATGGCGTATGCAATCAAACGACATCGGTTGGAGCATTAACAGCGCCAGCTTTTACGGATTTAGCTTTTCATGCTGTGAAGCGTTATGAGTAGAACCCTAACCACAGCAATGCGGAATGAGACAATAGCCGCAGAGGTTCGCCCGGCTTACTTTGTACGCATGATCTTTGACAACTCAGTGTTAAATATATGGACAGGCACTGGCAACATTGCCTTTGGTGGCAACACCTACACAGGCACAGGCGATTTATTAAACATAAGCGAGATAACTGAAAGCGCAGAACTACAAGCCACAGGAATCAACGTAACGCTAACAGGAATCAAGTCATCGTTCTTAGTTATCGCTAAAGACGAGCAGTATCAAGGCAGAGAGTTAATTGTGTTCTTTGGTGCGTTTACTACAGCAGGGGCGTTAATAGCTGACCCAGCGATAGTGTTCTCAGGCTTTATGGATACGATGACAATTACAGAGGCCGCTGAATATTCCACAATTACTGTTGCCGTTGAAAATAAGCTAATTGCTTTTGAGCGTTCAAAAGTCAGACGTTACACCGCAGAAGACCAGAAAATTGATTATCCATTGAAATTGCCTAATGGAAACGACAACCCTAATTATGATGCTGGCTTTGAGTTTGTGACCTCGATTGTTGAAAAAGAGATTATATGGGGTAGACCAACAAGCGGTTCTTCTCCGGGCGGCCCGGGTGCAGGAGACAATCAAGGCAATGATCAACACGAATAAGGACAAAACATGGAATTCGCGCATGAGTGTTTAGCAAGTGTACAAGAAGATATTAAACCGTTGCTGATAAAGCATTGGGAATTAGTCGCTTTAAATCAAGGCAAAATTAAACTTAACCCTAACTGGGAAGAGTACGCAAGGCTAGACGCAGCAGGAACTTTGCGCGTGTTTACAGCGCGAGAGTCAAACGAGTTAGTTGGCTACTGTGTGATGATTGTTGGTCGGAGTATTCATTATAAGGATCATATCTTTGCTAATAATGATGTGACGTTTGTACTTCCAGATCACAGGGCAGGAGCGACAGGATATAGCTTGTTGAAGTACGCAGAAAATTATTGCCAAGCAAACGATATATCTGTAATGAACATTAATACAAAAGTACACATCCCGTTTGACTCCCTACTCTTAGGAATGGGATTTACTTTAATAGAACGTCTGTATTCTAAATATTTAAAATAAGGGTTTCAAAATGGCTTTTGCGTTAGTAGCAGGAATTGTAGCAGCGTTACCAACAGCGATAGCCGCAGGAACGATCTTTAGTTGGGCGGTTGCTGGTGCTTTTGCTCTTGGTGCTGGGCTGTCAATGGTATCTCGCGCTTTAGCCCCTAGCATGAACGTGAAAAGCGCATTGCGCGGTCAATCTATTACCACTAGGGATGCGGCTCATTCTCGAAAAATTGTTTATGGCAGGGCGAGGATTGGTGGAAACATTGTTTATTTAGAATCTTCAGGCACAGATAGAAAATTCCTTTATTTAGTAATAGTAGTCGCAGCCCATGAAATTGATGCCTACGAGAGTGTCTTCTTTAATGATGAGAAAGTTTGGGATGGCGGCACTTTTACAACTGCTTGGAGGAGTTCAGGCAATGCAAGTACGTCACCCTATGTTGATATTGGATTTTTCAAAGGCGATCAGACAGCAGCGGATAACAGCAGAACAAACAACCTAGTAGGCGCATCTAATAAATGGACTAACAATCACAAACTTTTAGACACCGCATATATGGTGGTCAGGCTTACACATGATGTTGATAAGTTCGCGCAAGGATTGCCAAATATATCGACAATTATACGTGGCAAAAAAGTGCTTAATCCAAGCAACAACGCAACAGCGTGGTCACAAAGTCCGGCGCTTTGCTTATATGATTATTTGCGTGACACCAAATATGGTTTAGGTGAAACCGTCGCCAACATTTTAACTTCATCTGTTACCGCTGCTAATGTTATTTGTAATCAAGCAATACCTCTTGCGGCTGGTGGCGGTGCTGAACAGCCAAGATATACCATTGATGGTGTGGTGGATACTGCTGACACCTTACAAAACAACATCGAAAGAATGATCGGCTCAATGGCAGGGCGTTTAATCTATTCTGGTGGTCAGTTTGAAATTCACGCAGGGGCTTATGTCGCTCCTGCTTTTACCATTGACGAATCACAATGCGTGGGTGAGATATCTGTTCAGACCAAGCAGTCCAGACGGAACGCATATAATGGCGTAAAAGGGGTCTTCCTTTCAGAAGAGGATAACTACATTCTCGCAGACTACCCGGCTCAAATATCAACGACGTTTGCAGCACAAGATGGCGACCCAATCTTTCTTGATATGACGTTACCTTATACAACCAATAACATACGCGCTCAGAGGCTTGCAAAGCTCGCTTTACTGCGTTCACGCCAACAAGAGTCCATAACCATACCCTGCAACCTAAGTGCCTTTAGATTCAAGGTTGGTGAAAACATAAATGTCACTAATGCTCGATTAGGTTATTCGTCAAAAATCTTTGAGGTTGTTGGCTACCAAATGAACTTTAGTTCAAACGGTCAAATTGTTGTTAATATACAAGCGATTGAAACAGCCGCTAATATATGGGATTGGGCAACCTCTGATGAGGAGGTTTTTTTAGGCGGTGGCGAAGTTGAATTATACGATGGCAAGGTAGCAATCGCTCCCACCCAGCTTGCTGTCACCGCCATTACTTTCTTAGCGGCTGATGGTACTACTAATTCGGCTTTCCAAACTACATGGACAGAATCAGTTGATGCTTTTGTCGATCACTATGAAGTTGAATGGAGGCTTGCTTCACCTGCAAATCAGGCTTATTTTTCGCAATCAACAAAGTTTCCTCCGTTTAGGATTAATAACCTAGAAAGCGAAAAGGCTTATAACGTAAGGGTGAAAGCTGTAAATGAGTTAGGTGTTTCAAGCACTTATGCAAATGTTAATCGGACTTCAACCATTGATACAACTCCCCCAGCAGCACCATCTTCTGTTGCAGCAACAGGCGAGTTTGAGCAAATTACTATTAGCTGGGTAAACCCAACTGTTGTAGATTTCGAGCACGTTGATGTATATCGGTCTACAGCCTCAAACGGTACTTATGCCTTTTTGAAAAAAAGTGGTGGAACAACTTTTACCGATACAAACCTTGCGGTAGGTGTGCAAAGATTTTATAAATTAAAAGCGGTTGATTACACTGGCAACGCATCAACAAGTTTTAGCTCAATTGTTAATGCTACTACTACCAAAGTTCCTGTTGGCGGCATTGCAGATGACGCTGTAGACACTGCTCAGATTGCAGACTTAGCTGTTGAAACAGGACAGCTTGATAATGACGCGGTGACAATAGCTAAGATAGCGACCAGCTTGCAATCAACAAACTATTCATCTGGCAGTGCTGGGTGGAAGATACTAAAAAGCGGTGTGGTTGAGTTTGAGCAAGCAACTATTCGTGGAAACATTAGCGCGACTACAGGCTCTATTGGCGGCTACACCATAAACTCTAATTCTTTGTTTGCTGGTTCTGGTAATACTAGAGTTTCTTTAAGTACAGCAGACGGCATATCTCTTGGAAGCAATACGTTTAACGATGCGCCTTTTAGCGTTACTCGCGCAGGAGCATTAAAGGCAACAAGCGCAACCATTACAGGTGCGCTAACACTTACTAATGTTGACGGGACAACCGTTGAGTATAATGGTGGTAATCTACAAGTTGGAACTATTGGAGGAGGCAACTTAGGCGCGTCAGCCAAGTTCGCATCATTCTTTAGGCATACAATAACGTCAGGAACTAGCGTTGCGGCTTTAAGTGACAGCGCCTTTACATCAGAGTTTGGCAGAGCGCCACAAGAGCATGACCAATTAATCGTAACAAACACTGCAACTAACCCAGACACGCAAGCGGCTTATGTTAGAAATGGGTCTTCTGCTTGGGGTGCTGTATCTGACTTTATCGCTGGAAGTTTAATTGTTGACGGCTCTATTGGAGCTAATCAAATTATTGCCAACTCTATTGGCGCAAATCAAATAGAAGTAGTAAACCTAGCCGCTATTAACGCCAACATGGGCAACATTACAGCAGGGTCTATTTCATCAGCGTTAATCACTGGCGATGTAACTGAAGTCTATCCAGTTGCTCAATATTATTTTACAAACTTAACCAGTGGCGCTGCGACGATGGGTTCTTTCACGTTACCAGCACCGACTTCTGGTATTTTAAAAAGGGCAAAACTTGATCTCAATGCTCTTTTTGATATACAAAACAATAATCAAACTCCGCTTTCGCAAGCTGCGCTAATATTTGTTATCCAAAAGAAAAGCAAAGGAGTAAACGCGGTGTCAGTTGGACAGGTCACTGTTGAAAGTTTTTCTTTGCAGTACAACCAACTCTTGAGTATCTCTGGCAACGTGCTAGATAAACTAGACGTAAGTGGAGGTGTCGCTCCTAGCGCAGACGCTTCTGGTACTAACGAGCCAGCATCTATACAAGCAGTATTCTTTGATGGTGCTGCTAACAAAACCTTTATACAAACATCGTCTTTGAGTGCCATTTTTAGTACTAATGACACTTTGCATTTTAGTGACAGTAAATTTACATCTTCAGGGACGTTTGTAACTCCGGGCGGTTTTGAGTCCGTATTTGTAGCAACGCCACCTGATCCGGGAGGAGGTGTTGGACGGTCTTCTGTATATCTACCTTTTAAAATGTCATACGGGCAATCAACAACGGCAACAGATTTCAGAGTCAGAGCGCATGTATCAAACGCACAATCAAATGTGACTTACAAAATACAAAGGCTTACTGGCACGATGGAGAATATATCTTGATACAGATCGGACATACAGACACCAATGGCGCAGACGTTGTTTATGAAACTGTCACTGGTGCAGTAAACGCAAATGCATCTATCCAGAGGTTAAAAGCGTCAAAGTCTGGTGATAACACTATTGATTGCTTTTACATGGCAATACAGATCAACGATACAGATTGGAACAAATACGGATTTATCGATCAAACATAAGAGGCTTTAAATGAGCGAAATATACCAGTTAGTGAAAGACGACACAGCCCCTCAGATAAAGGCGACTTTAACAAGAGACGACACAGGATCAGCAATAGATTGCTCTGATGGAACGGTCAGTCTATTCTTTAGAAAAAAAGGCGGTACTAGTCTTTTATTTACTTTAGTGTCATCCGATGTTGGAAACAATTTAGAGAATGGCATCGCTATCTTTGCCTTTGGCTCTAACAACTTAGCGATTGACCCCGGTTACTATGAAGGAGAAATCCAGATTACCTTTGCCTCTGGGATTATTGAAACAGTGTTCGAGGTTTTGAACTTCCAAGTGCGCGGAGATTTTTAAGTGAAGCTTACGATCGCTTTTAAAAAGGCTATTGCTAAGATTGATTTTAAGAAAGCGGTAGCTAAAATATCCTTTGGTGATTTCTTAATCTTTAAGATATTTGCCGAAGCGTTAGGGGCTGCCGATCAAGCAATCAAAACAATAGCCAAAACCTTTGCTGATGCGTCTTCTGTTAGTGATTCACAGCAAGTACAGAGCAATAAAACGCTTTTCGACAATCCTGCGTTGACAGATACACAACAGACAAGCTTGGCTAAAAGCAATCAAGATGGTTCGGCAGCATCTGACCAGACACTAAATGCAATAAGCAAGCCTCTAAGCGACGCATTGGGAATAGCAGACAATCAAACCAATGCATTAAGCAAAGCCTTGAGCGATGGCTCTGCGGCTTCTGACACTGCGTTCTTGCTTGCTAGTAAGGCACTAACTGAAAGCCCGGCTATTACTGACATCGCTTTAAACGCGATGAACAAACAGAATAACGATGGAGCTTCTACAGCAGAGGCTCAAGTAAAGAACTTTGCAAAGTTTATCAATGAGGTTGCTGGTGTCACTGATGATTTAGATGGTGAGGCTAGTGCCGAAGACGATCAAACAATGAGCTTTGTCAAAGTGAAGACTGATCCAACAAGCGTTGCTGATGCGGTGGTATTTGTCAAAACTAAAATCCTTGGTGATAGCTCTGCTGTGTCGGACTCTGGATCACTTAGAAGCCAAGGGTATTGCGATTTTAGTTACTTTTCTGGGAATTATGTCGGAGCATCAAGAAACTTTTAACCTTAACCTTAACCTGTTCACAAGCCGCCAATTAGGGCGGTTTTTTTTGGAGAATTAAAAATGATTAATGATACTTTAAAGCTACGCGGTGACGTTTCAATTAAGCTATATGACAAAAACGGAAAGATTAAAGACCAAAGAGAGATCACTAACTTGGTTGTAAACTCTGGTCTTGCATTTATATGCAGCCGAATGGCTGGCACTTCCCCAGCAGTAATGACTCACATGGGTGTTGGTTCTGGTGGTGGAACTTCAGCCGCTGCTAATCAGACTGCTTTGGTGTCGCAGCTAGGTTCTCGTGAAGCATTAGATTCAACTAACGCATCAGCCAACACTATTGTTTTTGTCTGCTCGCTAGAGGCCGGAGATGGCACAGGTGCGGTTTCTGAAAGCGGAATCTTCAATAGTGCCAGCAGTGGAACAATGCTCGCACGCGTAACCTTCCCGGTTGTAAATAAGCAAGCTGACGATACGATGAGCATTACGCACACGATTACTTTAACTGCATCCTAAGTTTAAGCCCTTTCTCTAGCCCCTTCATTGGGGCTTTTTTACACCTATTTTTTGGAGATACATAGATGGCTACAGTAGTAACGAGATCGGGGAAGGGCAGTCCTTTAACTAATAATGAAGTTGATGCTAACTTCAATAATCTAAATACTGAAGTTGGCGCGGCACTACCTAAGGCTGGTGGCGCGATGACAGGCGCTATTACTACCAATTCTACTATTGATGGTCGTGATGTAGCGGCTGACGGTGTAACTGCTGACGCGGCATTACCGAAATCTGGTGGCGCGATGACAGGCGCTATTACAACAAACAGTACCTTTGATGGCGTAGACATAGCAACACGCGACGCGGTTCTTACCAATACCACAACCACTGCTAATGCCGCACTACCCAAAGCTGGTGGTGCTTTGTCTGGTGCTGTCACAACAAATTCAACCTTTGACGGTCGAGATGTTGCCGCAGATGGTGTCACAGCAGATGCTGCTTTACCCAAAGCTGGTGGCGCGATGACAGGCGCGATAACTACTAACAGCACCTTTGATGGGCGCGATGTTGCTACCGACGGCACAAAGCTAGATGGTGTTGAAGCCAGCGCAGATGTTACTGACACAGCTAACGTCACTAGCGCAGGGGCTTTGATGGATAGCGAGTTGACATCTATAGCTTCAGTCAAGGCTTTAAATCAGGGTCTTGCTACGGGTAATAGTCCTACGTTTGTAGATGTTACTGCAACATCCCTCGACATTAGCGGCAACATAGACGTAGACGGCACGACTAACCTTGATGTCGTGGACATTGACGGTGCTTGTGATATGGCAACCACTTTGACTGTAGGCACAAAAATCTTTACGGGTGGCATGACACTTACCAATAATGATTCAGGAAGAATAGGTTTTAATAGAAACCCAGATACTGGTGCTTCTGTAAATTCATCCTCTTTGGAAAGAGTTCAAATAAATGGGCCTAATAGTTCTGGTGATTATTTAGATGTCCAAAGTTATAACAGTAGCGGCACTTATGTAGGTGGATTTCATGTAGACGATGGAGCTTTCGTTACAGTTCCAACTGCTGGAAAAACCGCAGTATTTAATGAAGCAGGTGTTGATGTAGACTTCCGCGTTGAGTCTGATGGCAACGCTAATATGCTGTTTGTGGATGGTGGTAATAATCGGGTTGGTATAGGAACATCAGCTCCCGACCAAGCATTGGTTTTATCAGCCGGTGGTCTACAAATAACAGGACAAATAGGTTCTCCTACAAGTGGTCAAACTGGTGCCATGATAGATTATTCCGGAGGAGGGGCTAGGTACTGGTCAAGAGGAGCAGACGCGTCTACAAGAGGGACTATTAACTTCTATCAGCTTGAAAATGATGGCGGTAATCAAATTAATTCACTGTCTTTTAGTACGGCAGGTGCGGCTTCGTTTAGTAACAATATAGTAACGTCTAGCGGCAAAGTAATTGTTGGAAGTACGTCAAGTGTTTTTACAAACTCTATTATCTCAGCAACAAGTTCTACAGGGCCAGTGGTAGGCGCACAAAGTACAGCCGCTGCTCACTACGCAGGTGGGTTCCATAATACTGCGTCAGGTGCTGTAGATTTAGTTGCTTTTTATACAGGTAGTGGATCTTTAGCAGGTTCAATTGAAACTGGTTCAAGCGGTGAGTTTATTATTGAATCTTCTATATCTGATAAAGATTTAGTTTTTAAAGGCAATGATGGTGGTTCAGCAATCACAGCCCTTACCCTTGATATGTCAACAGGCGGCACAGCGTATTTTGGTGATGATGTTAGGCTTACTGATAACCATGCTATAAGGCTTGGTACTGATGGTGACATTGTTTTTTATCACGATAATTCTAATGGTTTTCTTGAGAATGGCACTGGCAACCTAAAACTAGATGTTGCAGGACAAATTATCCTTGATGCTGATGGCAGTCTAGTAGTCTTTGCTGATGGCGGGGTTGAGTATGGCAGAGTTGGCAACTCTTCTGGCGATTTTGTAAGCCAATCATTAGTGCAAGATAAAGATATAGTATTTAAAGGCAACGATGGTGGCTCAATCATCACAGCCCTCACACTTGATATGTCAGCGGCAGGTGCAGCGTATTTTGGTGCAGGAGTCTTTGCAGGTTCGGCATCATCTTTCCCTTCTATTAAAGTCAATAACAATAGCTATATTGGTTCAGCAAACAACGCTACTGCAATACAGATTGCTACCTCAGGTGCGGTTACTTTTAGTAGCGCTATGACAGCACTAAGTGCTAGTGCTAGTGTGGTTACTGCTTATTTAGCGAACAGCAATTCGTCAATTGCCAACAGCGCATCATCAATTTTATACTTACAAACTTCAGGCGATGCGGCAATTCAAGATGGTTATAAAATGGTGACGTTTGCGGATTCAGATACGGTGCTTGGTAGCATATCCACAGCTTCTAATTCTAGTAACGTGACGTACAACACCTCTTCTGATGAGAGATTAAAAGAAAACATTGTAGATATGCCTTCACAGCTTGAAAACATATTAAAAGTTCAACCTCGCCAATTTGATTGGAAGAAACACGGAAACACTGCTACAGGATTCATCGCTCAAGAACTCCACAAAACGTACCCAGAGGCGGTATCAGTCGGACTTGAAGATGAAACACAAGACCCTTGGTCGGTCGATTACGGAAGGCTTACTCCGTACATTATAAAAGCAATGCAAGAACAACAAACCTTAATTGAAACACTAACAGCTCGCGTAGCGGCACTAGAGGAATAAAATAATGGCTATAACTACAACTTGGTCAGTAAGTGACATGACACACGTTGATGCAGACGGTGGCGTAATCAAGGCATATTGGAGTTGCAATGCTTTGTCTGACACAACCCCTGCTTACTCAGCGGTAGAGGGCGGTAAGCTACTCTGTACTTATGATGCATCTGCGTCAGGGTTTATTGCTTATGCATCGTTAACCGAAAATAACGTGCTTAATTGGATATATGACAGCCTAAAAGAAGGTAGCGAAACAGCGGCTCAAGCTAAAAAGCGTATTGAAGATAACCGCAAAGCAAGAGTGCAAGGTCAGATTGATCGGGCAACAACTCAGGCTGAAGGAGTACCTTGGTGATGGCATATTTACTAGACTTTTATGTACTAGCAACATCTTTAGTAACCATCGCATCAATCATCTGTTCACAAACCAACACCCCCAAAGACGATGCGTTCTTAAGTAAATACATTTACCCGGTGATGGAGCAGATCGCTTTTCTTAATGATACCGCCAAGCAAAAAACCCCAACTGCTAAAGCAAAGAAAGCTAAGTAAAACTAACCAATAAAACAGGGACAAAAAATGATTAGTATTGATGACGTTGAATACACAGAAGATGATCTATCTGAAATAGCCCAGGTGCATGTTAAGCGCGTTAATGCATTACGCAATGAGGCTAGTGAATTACAGATGTTGCTAGACGAAAAGAAAGTGCTGATCTCTGCCTATGCAAACGCTATTTCCGAAAGTGTTAAAGAAGTAGAAGAAGTCCAAGCCGAAGCGGTTTAGTCGTAATGAATGTCTTTGTTAAATCCTTATTAATTGGCTCGATCTCTTGTGGCTTAATCGCGCA